TAACGATTTACATATAGTTGTAAATGATGCAACAAAGTCATCAACAAATGTTAATGTTGATATAGAGCCACAAATTAGGGCAGTACATAATCAAGGTGCAACTGTAGTAATATCTGGAGCAAAAGGTGTATTCAGATTAGATACCGAAGTTGCTGGGTGGGATGCAGACCAAGCATCTTTGTATGGTTTTACATTTAGTTGTAGTGAAGCTGTATGACCAGAACATTAAGTACAGCAGTTTCAAACCTTTTAGATGATGAATTAGTTAAACCTTTTTTGGCTGTAAAATTACCATTTCCTTCTGGTGGTACATTGAGATTATGGACAGGACATGGTGATATTACTGTTGATAGTGAAACATATTCTGGTGCTGGTCAATTTCTTGGCATTTCTATAGTTGAGGAAAGTGAAGAAGTAAAAGCAACTGGTATTACACTTAC